TTTAATTGATGTCAACTAATTTTTTAACCAAATAACTATACATCCGTATAAAAACTATACAAGTGTATAAATACTATACAGCTGTATAATAAACATACATCTGTATAAAAGACCACAGGCGCCAATGAATCTATTAATGACTATTATTGCTTTATACTATTGATAGTATTTATTATTTATTATATATGAAAGCATTTAAAGGTATATTAACTACACATTGTAAATTTAATGTAAAAGCATGAAAACGGGCGCAAGTGATTTAATGAAGTATCTTTTTTCCAATAAACGAACATTTAGTAAACGCCTGTCGATCAAACAAAAGGCAAAAAAGCCTATTTAAAGGCTTATTTTTAGAAGACTACCCCACCCCTATTTTTTTGCTATTCTGCTGTCAGCATACTTACCCCTATTCTAATTGCACTCCTACCCATTTAGTGGTATAGTCTTTATGGGGTGGTCAATGATGGTAAAGGTATACAAGGTAGTTTTCAATATCAGCGGTCGATTATTCATGTATGTGGGCGAGAGCGAGAGAAAGCCTAAATTATGGCTCCTTATGAAGTGGAGAAGGTGCCGTGAGAACAAGGGTGGCAATCTGCTTGATAGTTTTTTCTGTGAGAACAATATAGATAGCGCCGATAGACTATGGCTGGCGGTCGTGAAGATCACCACAGAAGATGTTGTATCTACGCATAAACAGGCTAAACTTGTTGTAGGCAAGACCATATCTCAATTCTCCAAAGTTCCAGATATTACGATTTTAAATTCCTATAAGAACAGGGCATATGTAAGAGGATGTCAGAAAAAAGCTCTATAAGAGACCTTGAACTCTTAATCCTGAAGATGATTAAAGGTGCAAGAGAAAGAGATCAGAATGGGAATTGCTATCAGTATTCCATGAAAGACAATGAGCTTGTCTATAATACTTTCAAATGCCTTTATGACATTTATTTTCAGATGATTTATGTTGAATTGATAAAATATAAGAATGCCGAAAATGAAATTCAGATTAGAAATTATATAAAGAACGTTGTCGCATATATAATTCCAGCCCTTGAAAAGAAGATAAATGAGATTCATAAAGATTTCACGCTTAAAAAATGTGATGATAAGGTGGTCCTTGAATGGGTTAATTTATATGATGATTACTTTGCTATGGCTTCATATCGATCTCTAAGGCACTTCGCTCTTTATACTGATATGGATAGAGATGCAAATGACAAAGTATGGACTAATTCAATGAATATATTTGGTGGTTTTTGGTATTACGCATCAGACATGGTCCTCAATGGCAATACAAATTTTATAGAGAAGCAATTGCCTACTGGATATGGTAAATCTTATTCTGATGTAGTTTTTATGGCTTGGATTCTTGGAATAGATATAAATAACGATATTGTTAAGGTTTTTGGCAATCCAAGCAATATCTCTACTTGCTATGAGGGGCTATGCGACTTAATGTCTAGCCCTAGATATGCCAAAGTATTTCAATATTATAAGCAATTTAACTGTTCCAGACTTGCTATGGTCGATAAAGGCTCTCTTAATGCAAGTAAAGGAGAGCTTAAAATCACTGGATCTAAATTGCCTAGAAACGTTCTCATAACCTCTAAGGATTCTAAAATCAATGGCGCTAGGGCAAAATATATGTTTCTAGATGATATTACGCAAGAGGAAGATAAGGCTAATATTAACGAGCATAATCGAGATATAGATAAATTCAACAATATTTGGTTTAAGAGAAAATACAATGATAGTAATTTCCATATTATTTTGAGCGGAACTACCTATAGTGTTTATGATATACTTTCTAAATTAAAAATGCGTTTTGGAATAGAAAATGCCATAGCCGATAAAAGGCATAAATGGACATCATATGCAGCAAATGATGTACTTGTTCGTGGAAAAATTAGCGCTTTTATTTGCGTTCCAAAACTAGATCCAAATACAGATGAAAGCACATATCCAGAAAAGGCAACTACCGAATCTGCAAGAGCTGAAAGATTAGCTGATTATGAGGCATTTATGGCTATGGATCAGCAGACGCCATTACCGCCAAAGGGTACGCCTTTTCATTTTGATAATCTTAAAAGCTATGAGAATCTTCCAAAAGCCGGAGAACAAGGTAGGCCACTTTATCATTATGCTTATCTTGATAGTAAAAGATCAGGCAAAGATTATTGCGCAATGCCTGTATTTTCTCCATTTAATAAAAAGCATTTTCTTGTTGCCGGTATATATGACAATAGAGCAATGGAAGATATTTATGACAATATATGTACTTACATAATCTCATATAACATAATTAAATTATACGTTGAAAAAAACATTTGTGAGGGGCTTGATACTCTTTTGCAAATGAAACTGCATGAAAGGAATTATGATTGCTGCAATATAATTACCGTCTATTCTGATGAAAAGAAAGATGAAAGAATAGCTAGGCAAGATGCCAATATTAGACTTAATATTGTATTCCCTAAATATGGTATGTATTCTCCTACTTCTGATTTTGGAAAATTTCTAAATGATATTTACACTTATTCTTATGTTTCAAAGAATCTACATGATGATGGTATTGATGCTGTAGCCGGATATTCCGCAAAAGAAATAGATGATAGGACAGCACAATTAGGTACAATAACAAGTTTTGTTAGATAATTAGTAGAAAAATAGTATTAGCTTTGTAAAAAAAGTTGCATTATTGAAAAAATAATTCTATATTAAAGTATAATATGTTTTGCTCAAAACATTAAGGAGAACAAATGGCAACTGCTGGAATCCCTAGAATTGAAATATCATGTCTGCCGGAGGACATTGAAAATAATCCTAATATAATCACGCAAAATCTAAATATGATTGTTCTTTCATTTTTAGAAAATGTCAAGAAGATTAGGTATTTACATAATTCTTATTTATTGGATCATATTATTAAATTAAAAGTTAGACCGCATGATGATAGTAAAATAAACAATATTGTTATTGAGCCTCATACATTTGCTATGGTTAACTTCAAAGTCGGCTATGCTTATGGAAATCCTATTAAATATTCGCAAACAAAAGAACTTGATGATAATTCTATTAGAATTTTAAACATTTGTGATAATGACGTTTATTCTAGATCGATTGATTCACAAGTGGCTAGATGGGTATATTCAACTGGAATTGGCTATTATTTCATTAATCCAAACGGAGAAATGAGCGATAATAAATCCCCTTATGATTTATTTTGCATAGAATCTGACAGATGCTCTAAAGTATATTCATCTATGGTAGGGCACCAACCGCTTTTTGACATTATAGTATCCCAAAAAGAAGATAAGAAGATTGTTGATAACAAATTAGAGAATATTACCATATATATTGTTGAAATATATACAAAAACACATTACTATAAATATAATATGGAAAGCGGGAAAATGATACCAGATATAATGCAAAGCATAAAAAGGCCTGAAAATTATCATTATCTTCCATTGGTCGAAAAGACCTGTAATGATAGTGCTATAGGCATAGTCGAGCTTGTTAATTCTATGCAAAATGCCCTAGATTACATAACTTCTAATAATCTAGATAATATCGGTGATATAGTTAATACAATATTGGTATATAAAAATGTCAATTTAGGTAAAGACGCTGTAGAACAAGGTACTAATCATAGAACAATGATGGCTAATGGAGCTATTATTCTTAATACTAGAGATCCGAATCTTCCTGCTGATGTTTCAACTATCGTAAATAAGTTGGATTTAAATGATATTCAGGCTGTTTATGACAATTTAAAACAAGAAATGTATGATATTGCCGGCGTTCCTCTTGCTTCCTCTTCAGTTTCAAGCGGTGGAGATACCGGCAGTGCTAGGTCATTGGGGAATGGCTGGGAAAACGCTTATAATATACTTCTTGCTGAAATAAATAGCTTCTTAGTAGCAGATAGAAAACTACTAGAAAGAAAAATTTCCATTATTAAATCTAGTGTAGCATTCTCTAAAAATTTCTCTATTGATAAAAATGATATTGCTATTAAATATAACCCTAACATTACTGATAATATGCTAACTAAATCACAAAGTTACGTTAATTTTATCACTAACCATATGCCGCCTAAAATGGCGCTCGCTAAATCTCAACTATCAAATGATCCTGAATCCGAAGGCAAGGAAATTGATGATTATATTCAAAGATCTCAAGTTCAGCAGGACATTACAAATAATGGAGGTGGAGGTATGGATAACAACAAGACCGGTTAGATACATTTCGTTTATGTTTTCTAATATTATGACTGGCGAAAGTCATTTAAAGATACGCATTTAATGCTTCTCGATAGATAGCCACTATCATTAAAAATCAAGGCTTATAAAGGAGAAAAATATGACATTGAAAGATTTATTAGGTGAAGACTATTCCGATACTATGACTGCTTCCGATATTGAGGCTAAATTATCCGCTAAAGGAATTAAATTGGCTGATTTATCGAAAGGAGATTATGTTAGCTCCGAAAAATACAAGTCATTAAATACTAACTTTGAAGAGGTAAATAAAAAGTTACAAGCCAAAATGACTGATGAGGAAAAGATTAAAGCCGAGCAGGAATTAAAGGATAATCAAATTAAAGAATTGAATAAACAAATCAATTTATCTAAATATTCCGAAACTCTTGCTGGTACAGTATCGGATCCGCAAGTAAGAGCTGAAATTGCATCTCTTATGGTTAATGGCAACAACATTGAAGCCATTAACAAACTTAACACTTATAGTTCTAAGATATTAAGCGAAAAGAATGATGTTATTAAGGCATTGAAAAATAAAGATATTACTCCTACAGGTGATAGTAATAATAATGGTGAAATTACTAGAGACCAATTTGAAAAAATGTCTTATGCTGAAAGAACTAAGTTATACGAAACAAATATTGATTTATACAAAAAATTAACGAAAGGAAATTAATTATTTATGGCTGAAACTAAATTAACAAACCTTATCAACCCACAAGTTATGGCTGATATGGTATCCGAAGCCTTACCAAAGGCGATTATCGTTTCCGCTTTTGCTGCGGTAGATAGAACTTTGGCCGGTGTTCCCGGAGATACTATTACTGTTCCTGTCTATGCTTACATTGGAGATGCCACTGACATTGCTGAAGGTGTTGCAATGGGTACTACTATCTTAACTGCTTCTAGTACAACTGTTACTGTCAAGAAAGCTGGTAAAGCTGTTGAATTGACTGATGAAGCTATGCTTTCTGGCTATGGTAATCCTGTTGGAAATGCCGCAGGACAGCTCACAAAGTCTATTGGATCTAAAGTTGATCAGGATTCTATTGATGCGTTAACCGCTGTTACCACCAAAGTTTATGATGGTTCTGCTGCTATCATTTCTTATGATGGAGTGGTTGATGCCATTGATTTATTTGAAGAAGAAACCAATTCTCCTAAAGTTATCTTTGTCAATCCTAAGCAGGTTACTCAAATACGCAAGGATGCCGATTTCAAAGATATTAACAAATATCCTTTAGGAAATGGTGTAATTATGACTGGCGTTATAGGCCAAATCGCTGGTTGTCAAGTTGTACCTACAAGAAGAGTGCCTCTTGATGCAACATCCGAATATTATTTATGCCCTATTGTCAAATTAGGATCTGCTGTTACTGATACTGATTTGCCTGCTTTAACCATTTATTTAAAGCGTGGAGTTATGGTTGAAACTGCTAGAGATATTCTTAAAGGATCCAATACTATTGCCGCTAATGAACATTATGCTGTCTCCGTTTCTAATGCTGACAAGGTTGTCTTAGCAAAATTCAAGAAAGCAGCTTAAATATAACT